TGGGGGTTCCTGTTTGTTGTAACAATATTTCTGCTTATGTCTTGTCGTGCTACATGAGGAGCGACAAATGAAACTATGCGAAGTACGAGACGAGTGTCAGGATTGTGGTCATAAGGAGATACTGGAACCGCATTACACTTTTGGCCCTGACCCCGATAACCTTGGCGATAAAAAAATCGAGGCTATGGAATATCTTTGTAAGGGTTGTCATAAAGCAAGACATACGGACCCTGATGGAGAGGTTTGGGACGATATCCAGGATATGAACGATTCTTGGTATGGCTATTTTAAGGAGTCAGAAAAAGATTTTCGGATCGATAATGTTTGAGCAGGTACATTGTGTCCATTGTTCTTCCGTTCAACAAATCGTTGAAGTTCATGGTCACAGACAGTGCGTGAATTGTGGTATAAATGTAGAACCTTGTTGTGAGGGCTCTCCGCTTCCAGAGTATTCGGAAAACCCTTCTGATATTGACATAATGTCAAAGGACGGTTAGGAAAAGATATGGCCGAAACCCCTCCTTCTCTTATTGATGGAGCTATTCCCGCTCAAGGTCTTCCCCTTGTGGATGAAGACGAAGAGATTGAAGTTGAGGAAATCGAAGAACCTACCGAGACGGTGGAGCAGGAGGACGGCTCCGTCGTTGTGAACTTCGAGGATGCCGTCAAGGAATCGTTGATGGCGGAACAGGACGCCAATCTCGCGGAGCTTNTGGACGAACGCGACCTCAACGACATCTCCCACAACCTCATTCATTATTATGAAGAAGATAAAGCTGGGCGCCAGGAGTGGGAGGAATCCTATGCTGACGGTTTGGATCTGCTTGGAATCAAATACGAACACAGGGAGGAACCCTTCCGCGGTTCCAGTGGTGTAACGCATCCCGTCATTGCCGAAGCCGTCACCCAGTTTCAATCGCAAGCGTACAAAGAGTTGCTGCCGGCTTCCGGCCCCGTAAGGACTCATATCGTAGGGGCGGCCACTCCGGAAGTAGAGGCGCAAGCCCAACGTGTTAAAGAGTTCATGAACTATGAGATCATGCACGTGATGGAAGAGTACGATCCTGAGATGGATCGCATGTTGTTCTATCTCCCGTTGGCCGGGAGCGCCTTCAAGAAGATTTACTTTGACGACATTCTGGACAGGGCCGTTTCGCGGTTCGTTCCGGCTGATGATTTGATTGTCCCGTACAACGCGACGGATCTGGCTTCGGCCACCCGTGTGATTCACGTCATCAGGATGAGTCTTAACGATATTACGAAATTCCAGGCGGGCGGGTTCTATCGCGAGGTTGATCTTTCTCCCTATGAGGAACCGGACACGCTTCGTGAGAAAGAGCGGGAACTGTCCGGGATTGAAAAAACCGTGGACGATGAGGATTGCACGTTGCTCGAATGCCACGTGGATCTTGATCTCAAGGGATTCGAGCATACCAGTCCCGTCGATGGCGAGGAGACGGGAATAAAGCTCCCGTACATCGTCACTTTGGATGAGGGAAGCGCCAAGATTCTATCGATTCGGCGCAACTGGGTAGAGAACGACGAGTTCTATCGCAAGAACCAGTATTTCGCCCATTACAAGTTTCTGCCGGGGTTGGGNTTCTACGGCCTAGGTNTGCTTCACATGATTGGCGGTCTGGGACGTTCCGCCACCTCCATTCTTCGTCAGTTGATTGACGCAGGNACTTTGGCGAACCTTCCCGCTGGGTTNAAGGCGCGGGGCATTCGTATNCGTGACTCCGACGAACCTCTGTCCCCCGGCGAGTTTCGCGACATNGACGTTCCNGGTGGAGCTCTGCGCGACAGCTTGATTCCACTTCCCTACAAGGAACCCAGTCAGACATTGTTCGCGCTACTTGGGTTTGTGGTTCAGGCCGGCCAACGCTTCGCCGCGATTGCCGATATGCAGGTAGGGGAAGGAAATCAGCAAGCCCCGGTTGGCACCACCCTGGCTCTACTCGAGCGCGGATCGCGTGTCATGTCGGCTGTTCACAAGCGATTGCACTACGCGCAGAAACAAGAGTTCCGAATGCTGGCGAAGATTTTTGGGGAGTCTCTGCCGCCCACGTACCCATACAACGTGCATGGGGGTGAATCCTTCATTAAGCAAACGGACTTTGACGAGCGGGTGGACATCCTTCCCGTATCGGACCCGAATATCTTCTCGTTATCGCAAAGGCTGGCTCTGGCGCAGGCTCAATTGGAATTAGCTAACAGCAGTCCGCAGATGCATAACATGTTCGAAGCCTATCGGCGCATGTACCAAGCTATCGGCGTTCAGGATATCGAGTCGATTTTGCCTACTCCCAAGCCCCCNCAACCCACTGATCCGGCTATCGAAAATGCCCGCGCTCTTATACAAGAGACGTTACAGGCGTTTCCCACGCAGGATCACGATGCTCATATTATTTCGCACATGGCCTTTATGAAGACGCCGGTTCCTGGCGGCACTCCCCCTGTCTTGGGTTTACTGCAAGCGCACTTGTGTGAACACATAGCGTTGAAGGCCCGCGGCGTAGTACAAGCGAAAATGACCATGATGGGGGAACAGGCGAGAGCACAAGGGCAGCAGCCGGAACCCATTGATGTAGAAGCNGAAGTTGCCCAGTTGATTGCGGAATACACGCAAGAGATTATGCCTCAACTGGGACCGCCGCCTGATGCTGGAATGGACCCGTTGGTGCAGTTGCGAGAGAAAGAACTGGAGATCAAGGGTTTGGATATGGAGCGCAAGGCCGACGAGTTTTCCACGCGCATCAACTTCGAGGAGAAACGCGAGGCGGAAAATCAGGACATCACCCGCGAGAAGATCGACTCCGCGGAGGATATTGCGCTCTTGCGGGCGGATGTTAACATGCAACGCATCAACAAGATGGGCCGCGAGTATGGCACTACGAGCAAGAACCCGCCGGGACGGGGGAACTAGATGCCCTTGACCAAGAAAGGTATAGGGATCAAGAGATCGATGATGAGGCAATATGGACCAGGTAAATGGAAACGAGTGTTCCATGCCTCGATTAACAAGGGGAAAATAAAAGGCGTTGAGGCCAAAAAGACGAAACGAGCTTAATTGTTTCACGTGGAACTTTGAAGGAGAACGTTATGGACAACGTTGGATACAAGCCGGGTAAAGCTTACGATGTCACGGAAGGAACTGAGGATGTTCCTGTAGAGTGGGGTCGCAAGAAGCTCAACCGCAAAACGGAACAGCTCATAAAGGGAACTTATGATCCCCCGCAGGTTCGTGGTCGTTACTTCAACAACAACGATGGGAAGGGGACCTTCTAATGGCATATCCCAGCAGAGCTACCTCTGATTCCATCAACAAGCTTTTGCGGAATCCCCGTGCTCGCCTTTCTCCTAGAGACGATTTGAGGGTGGCGAGCTTTTTGGACCGGAACGTGCAACCCATTGATCAGGAAGATGTTTCCGTTCAGGAGTACATAACGCTGAACGATGGCGGCATGGCCAGCAAGACGAGGGTGTTCTGATGGCTGAATCTAAAGAAAACCCAAAAGTGCTCGATCCGGGGAAAGCCTTTGATTTGGCAATTAAAAAGGGATTGGAGAATCCTGAAGAGTACATGTATATGTACACTAAGGGTGGCAAAAACTATTTTAAACACATAGACACCCGCAAGTACGTAAAATTCAATGACGGCGGAATGGTTCGTAAGACGAGGGTGTACTGATGCCCGCCGGCGTTATTTATCCTGATCTCATGGACGCACGTGAGTACGCGAAGGAGGTTGGTGGCAGCATTAGTCCTGTGAGCGGTGGCTACGTGGTTAAATCTGGCCGCGGCCCGATGGGCAAAGTGGTGGACGAGCTTGGCTATCAGCATGGGGGAACGGCTTCTTTCAAACGGGCGCCTATTCGATACTCCAAAGGGGGCGCCGTTAAAGGAAAGAGGTTTTCTGGGAGTTATTGATGGAAGACGCTCTTACGTTTGCTTATGCCATACTGAAATCAATCGAAAGTCGCATCCAGCTTACGCAAGAAAATATTCTCCATGGTTCCCCCCAGAACATGGAGTCCTACAAACAGTTGGTGGGTGAACTTACCGGTTTGGAGTTCACGCAACAGGAAGTTAAAGACCAGTTGGAAAGAATGGAGAAAGAGGAATGAGCAAGACGCTATACGTGCCGGATCACGTGGTCGATAAACCCGTCTATGTGAATAAAGAAGAAAAGGTTTTAGATCCGTCTCTTCTGGACGTTTCGTTGAACGAACGTCTCCCGCAGCCAACAGGGTGGCGAATTTTGGTTATGCCTTACATGGGTCGCGCCACTACTGACGGGGGTATTCATATCCCTGATGCTGTAAGGGATCGCGAGGCCCTGGCAACCGTGGTTGCTTATGTTTTGAAAGTTGGACCGTTGGCTTATAAGGACCCAGGCAAGTTTGGGCCTTTTGAAAAGCCGTGGTGCGAAGAAGGCCAGTGGATCTGCATTGGTCGTTACGCAGGTGCCAGATTTAAGATTGAGGGTGGTGAGGTTCGAATCATCAATGATGACGAGGTCATTGCCACCATTCTGGAACCTGATGATATTAAACATGTCTAGAAAGGAGAAGATGATATGAAGGTTATGACATGCCCGATATGGAAGAAACCAAAATAGAAGTTGGTGATGCCGACGAGTCCCCAGTAGACGTTGATCTCTCAGGCGACAAGAAAGAAGAGCCTCAGAAGGAGGAACCAGAGGTTGAGGTAGAAGGGGATGAAAAAGAAGAAGAACTAAACGAGTATGCTCGTTCTGCTAAAGGCCGAATTTCTGATCTGACAGCTAAATACCGCGAGGAAGAACGGCAAAAACAAACAGCCATTCAATTTGCAGAAAGCGTCAGGCAAGAGAATGAGAATCTCAAGACCCGGCTAGAGAATCTCGACAAGGGGTATCAGGAAGAGTTCGACAATCGTGTTACCTCTCAGATCGATTCTGCCAAACGCATCCTCAAAGAAGCACATGAAAGTGGCGATATAGATAAACTTGTCGATGCCCAAGAGGCATTGGCAACGTTATCTGTTGAAAAGGGCAAGCTGTCCGTTGCTAAGAAGGAGACGGAAGAACAAGTTGTTGCCGCTCCTGCTGCGGCGCCAGCACAGGCTGCACCACCGGCGCAGCCCGCACCGCCACCAGATCCACGGGCGCAAGCTTGGGCTGAACATAACAAGTGGTTCGGCCAAGACGAGCCCATGACATATGCTGCTTTTGGAATT